GGTGAAGAACTTGTGGAGATAATGCGTGGCATATAAAGTACAGTCAGGTGACACATTAGGACGCATCGCGCAACAAAGCGGTTTCAAGCTAGATCAAATTCTTGCATTAAACCCAGAGATTACTAATCCTAACAAGATTCGTGTTGGTCAAGACATTATTATGCCCGATACTTTACAAGATGAAGTAGTATCATTGCAGTCAGAGTTTGATCAGCCTATTCAGCCAAAGCCTGTAGAGCCTACAACTCTTGATGATTTGATTGACCCTATAGAAACATTCACAGAAACAGAACCGCAAAACCCTATTAATCCTATTGCAGAGATTGGACAAGGTTTAGTCAATATGTTTATCCCTAAAGCATATGGCGATGCGGACAAAATACCAGAAGACGTTCAGTTAAAAGGTGGAGAGCCTCCATCAGTTGAAGCAATTGCTGATATCTCTACAGCAAAGAACCCTGCTGACATGGCAATTAAATATCTTGGCATTAATGAAAAAACTCCTGAAGGTGCAAAAGCAGTCCGTGGATTTTTTGATAATATTGGACTAAGTGCGTACGGTGAAGAAAAAACTCCTGAACAATTTGCGCAGGACACTCCTTGGTGCGCTACGTTTTTAACCCAAGTCTTACGTGATTCAGGGATTGATACCATGAAACTACTTGGTACAAAAGATCCGTATGTTCAAATGAGAGCAGAGGCTTACTCTAAAGCAGGCACTGGTGTAGACATTGCTAATGTTAAGCCCGGTGATATTATGGTTAAGTATCACAGTAAAGAAGATCGTAAAAAATTCGGACTAGGAATAGGTCACGTAGGAGTTGTGGCTGAAGTTAAAGATGGTGAAGTTTATTATATTGGTGGAAACACTGGGGACAAAGTAGAGCTATCATCATATAGTTTAAAAGATAATGAATTTGATTTTAGACGTGTTACAGGTAAAGAAGATATTCCACCTGAATCGCTACCATCATTGTTGGAATTACGCGCAGGTAAAATAGGCCGAAAGATTGCCAACAAAGTTTCAGAATTTTTTAGTAACATTATTAGCTAATGGAATTAAATGTTGAATTGCTTCCTTGGCAACAAGAAGTCTTTAACGATCCTACTCGATTTAAGATTGTAGCCGCAGGAAGACGAACAGGAAAGTCACGACTAGCCGCGTGGCAGTTAATTATTTACGGCTTACAAACGGAACGTGGGCATGTGTTTTATGTTGCGCCTACTCAGGGACAAGCGCGTGATATTATGTGGCAGACGTTGTTAGAGTTAGCACATCCTGTTATCAAATCATCACACATAAACAACTTGCAGATTACGTTAATTAACGGGTGTACCATATCCCTCAAAGGTGCTGACCGTCCAGAAACAATGCGCGGTGTCTCCCTTAAGTTCCTTGTTATGGACGAATATGCGGATATGAAGCCTAGTGTATGGGAACAGATTCTACGTCCTGCGCTTGCTGACCAGAAGGGTGATGCCATGTTTATTGGTACGCCAATGGGGAGAAACCACTTTTATGAACTCTACCATTACGCCACGTTGGGCGATGATGAGAGCTATAAGGCTTGGCATTTTACATCTTACGACAACCCACTCCTTGATCCAGAAGAGATTGACACAGCTAAAAAGAGCATGTCCTCTTATGCATTTCGGCAAGAGTTCATGGCATCGTTTGAAGCTATGGGGTCAGAGATCTTCAAAGAGGATTGGATACAGTTTGATGAAGATGAACCTGAGCATGGTGATTACTATATTGCAGTTGACCTTGCGGGTTTTGCGAATGTTGAATCAGCAACCAAAAGTAAAAACAAAAAGCTTGACCAAACTGCAATTGCCGTTGTTAAAGTAAACGAAGATGGATGGTGGGTTGCAGATATTATACATGGCCGTTGGGATATTAAAAAGACTGCAAAAAAAATATTTGATGCTGTAGCGCATTATAAACCAGTAGCTGTAGGTATTGAAAAAGGTGCGCTCAAGAATGCGGTGCTTCCTTACTTAACTGACATTATGAAATCGGGGCAACGATTCTTTCGTGTAGAAGAATTAACGCACGGTAATAAAAAGAAAACTGACCGTATTGTCTGGGGCTTACAAGGCCGCTTTGAACATGGTCAGATTATTTTAAATAAAGGAGACTGGAATTCACAGTTTATGGATGAACTGTTTCAGTTTCCAAATCAATTAGTGCATGATGATTTAGTCGATGCTCTTGCATATATTGATCAACTAGCAAAAGTAGTATACTACTACGACTACGAACAAGATGACTTTGAAATACTAGACCCTGTAGCAGGATATTAACAATGATCTACGAAAACACAACTATTGATCCTACGTCATTAGAAGGATGGGTAATGCACAAATGTGATCAATGGCGTGATCACTATGAGTCTAATTACTCTGAAATATTTGATGAGTACTATAGGTTATGGCGTGGACAATGGGCCGCTGAAGATTCAATGCGTGAATCAGAACGGTCAAGAATTATTTCTCCTGCATTGCAACAAGCTGTTGAATCTGCTGTTGCAGAAGTTGAAGAGGCTACGTTTGGACGTGGTAAGTGGTTTGATATTAAAGATGACTTTGCTGACCAACAACCAATAGATGTTCAATCATTACGAAATCAACTTGATGAAGATATGCAGTTTGTTTCAGCGCGTAAATCTATTGCTGAGTGTTTGATTAATGCGGCTGTATTCGGTACTGGTATTGGAGAGATTGTTTTAGACGAAGTTATTGAATACATTCCTGCAACTCAACCTGCACTTGGTGGAGAAATGCAAGCTGTCGGAGTGTATGAAAATACTAGAACTGTCGTTAAACTACGTCCAGTCATGCCTAAAAACTTTTTGATTGATCCTGTTGCCACAAGTATTAATGAAGCATTAGGCGTTGCAATTGATGAGTTTGTTCCTCTTCATCAAGTTATACAAGGACAGCAACAGGGTATCTATCGTTCAGTAGATATTCAATCTGCTCCGACAGATTCTGATATTGAACCAGATAACGAACTTACAATGTATACAGATGACAAAGTTCGTTTAACAAAATACTATGGTTTAGTTCCTGCTGATTTGTTTAATAAAGCAATTGGAGAAGATGAAGAAGTTGATGGGTACATAGAAGCTATTGTAGTTATTGCAAACAACGGCATTCTTTTAAAGGTAGAAGAAAATCCTTACATGATGCAAGATCGTCCAGTTATTGCATTTCCTTGGGATGTTGTTCCTAGTCGTTTCTGGGGACGTGGTATTTGTGAGAAAGGCTACAACGCTCAGAAAGCATTAGACACAGAACTACGTGCTCGTATTGATGCTCTTGCTTTAACAGTACATCCAATGCTTGCAGTTGACGCATCTCGTTTGCCTCGTGGTGCTAAAATGGAAGTGCGTCCGGGCAAAGCTATTTTGACCAATGGTAACCCTGCAGAAATTTTACAGCCGTTTAATTTTGGTAGACTTGATCCTAATACATTTAATCAATCTGCTACATTACAACAAATGGTTCAGCAGGCAACAGGTGCAATTGACGCGGCAGGAATTCCTGGGTCTATCAATGGAGATAGTACAGCCGCCGGGATTAGTATGTCGTTAGGCGCAATTATTAAACGGCATAAGCGAACTTTAATTAACTTCCAAGATTCATTCTTAATACCATTCGTTTATAAAACTGCTTATCGGTATATGCAATTTAATCCTGAGTTATACCCTGCAAAAGATTATAAATTTATTGCAAGCAGTTCATTAGGTATTATTGCGCGTGAGTATGAAGTGACGCAACTTGTACAACTTTTACAAACAATGTCACCTGAGTCGCCTTTGTATCCAGTGTTAATTGAATCGATTATTGATAATATGAACTTGTCAAATCGTGAACAATTAATTGAAATTATTCGCAAGGCAAGTCAACCAAACCCACAACAGCAACAACTACAAACTCAAGTTGCTCAAATGGAGATGGCACAGAAAGAAGCAACAATTCAAAATATTCAAGCACAAACAGCAGAGATTATGTCTCGTGTTGAACAAAATGCAATTGAAACACAGCTACTTCCACTAGATTCTGAAACTAAACGCATGGCTGTTATTGCAAAAGGTATTGAATCTGATACTGATAAAGAGTTTAAACAAACTGCAAAAGTTGCAGAACTTGTTTTAAAAGAGCGTGAAATTGAAAATAAGGCAACCCAATGATTACTAAACAAGAACTAGATAAAATCTTGACAGAACTTAACAAGATTCTAGCCAGTATGAATAAGCGTTTAGAAGTACTTGAAAATACCCGTACTGCAAAAGTAACAAAAACTCTTGACAAATAAATAAAATTGTGGTATAATAATTGCATGTATTACAGGAGAAACTCTATTGAGTCCTGAAGAAGAAAAGTATTATGAAAATTATCTTGACTTATTTTTACATCCGGGTTGGAAACAATTTGTAGAAGAAGCTCAAGAAACTCTTGATACACAGATTATTGAAGATATTAAGAGTGAAAAAGAATTATTCCATTTGCAAGGACAACGTACAGCATTATTAAACATCGTGCGCTTTGAGACTGGAATAAAAAATGCATTTGATATGGAGTCTGAGAATGCTTAGGCGATATGATTTCAAATGTACCAACTGTCAACATATTGAAGAACAATGGGTAGATTCATCTGATGAGTTTGCTACTTGTCCCCAATGTGGTGACACCGCACAGCGGATAATCTCTAGTGTCCGAACACATTTCAAAGGTACAGGTTGGCCTGATGCCGATGATGCGTGGGCTAAGGATCACGAGAGAGCCGCTAGACAATAACATATCCATAATGCTACGGCACGGAGTTTAACAATATGGCACGTTTTTTAGATGAGAGTCCCGAAGAACTAGAGGACGGAGAAGAATACTCACCTATTGAAGAAGAGCAGATGCCTGAAGAGGCACAACCTGCAGAACCAGAAGAGATTCAAGAAGCACAAGATGAAGACATCCCTGAAAAGTATCAGGGCAAGGACATTAAAGATATTGTCCGAATGCATCAAGAAGCCGAGAAACTTTTAGGTAAACAATCTTCAGAGGTCGGAGAACTCCGTAAGATAGTTGATGATTTCGTTAAGACCCAGATAGAAGCCAAGAATAGCCCACAAGAAACTGTCGAAGAGTTTGACATCTTTGACGATCCTGATAAATATATTGAACATAAATTAGCAAATCACCCGAAGCTTAAAGAAGCTGAAGAACTGTCTAGAGCTATGAAGCAACAGCAGATTTTAAATCAACTTCAAGCTTCACATCCAGATTTTGAATCTATTATTACAGATGATAAGTTTGGTGAATGGGTTGCTAATTCTAAAGTTCGGACTGAGTTATACCAACGCGCAGATCAAAAGTTTGATTTCGATGCGGCTGATGAGCTTCTCACGTTGTGGAAAGAGCGTCAAAACATTGTTAAAGAAACTACTGAAATGCAAGAAGTAGATCGAAAGCGTCAGCTTAAATCAGCTTCTACTGGTAATGCAAAGGGATCAGGAGAGTCTCCAAGTCGTAAAATCTATCGACGTGCTGATATTATTAAACTTATGCAAACAGACCCTAAGCGTTATCAAGCACTCTCAGATGAAATTATGCTTGCTTACCAAGAGGGTCGTGTCAAATAGTGTTAAGGAGAATTTAACATGGCACTTGGTACTAACCACGTCACCAATACTACTGGTGCAACTTTCATCCCCGAAATTTGGAGTGATGAAATTGTCGCGGCATACGAGAAATCACTCGTACTTGCCAATCTTGTAAACCGCATGCCTATGACTGGCAAGAAAGGCGATACACTTCATATCCCTAAGCCTACTCGTGGCAATGCATCTGCTAAGTCTGCTGAAACTCAGGTAACACTGATTGCGGCTACTGAGTCAGAAGTACAAGTCACAGTAGACAAGCATTACGAGTACTCACGTCTGATTGAAGACATTACTGATGTACAGGCTCTTGCTTCTATGCGTCAGTTCTACACTTCAGACGCAGGTTATGCTCTTGCAAAACAGGTCGATACTGACCTCTTTACACTTGGCAAGCGTCTTGGAGACGACAACGGTTCCGGCACTGACTGGATTCACAGCAACTCATTCTACATGGATGCTTCTACAGGTCTCACAGCCTATGCAGTAGACACTGTAGTTCCTGCTGATATC